TGTGAAATAGAGCTAGAGGAGAACTCTAGACAGGTGCCTTTCGATGTATTATCATCATAAGCAATGCCTTAGTGAACATCACTAATCCCCAAACTCATAACCAAAATTTTTTAAAACTTCCATACATACATTTTCAATATCATCTAACTCAAAACTAACTATGCCTTTAGTAGTTCCGTCTGGCATACTTACCTGTATAAATGGTTTACCCATACCACCAAAAGCCCTATGTGATACATCAGATTGTTGTTTAGATTTATAAAAAACAGTAGCTAGTGGATTTACTTGTTTACCAGCTTTTACTTCAACCCTTAAACCAGTAGACCAATTCTCCTCGTGTGCGTCTGCACCATGAAACCTATTATTAGGTATATTTAATTTTTTACGAGCTAAGTTTTGCTTACGTCTACCTTTAGACCTATTCCTACGATTAATACAAGTCCTACAATCACATTTAGTTTTTAACTTATCTGTATTTGGACACTTACCTGCCATACGTTTTTGTGAGTTGGGTTGCCCCATGCCTTGCATACCAGCAGTTTTCCTAGCTTTATATTCAGAAAAAGATTCATCTGGTTGCCATTCGACATCAGCCATCTATTAACTTCTTTTCTTGCACTTTCAAACGCTTTAAATATTCAGAATCCATATCATCACAATTTTCCATGCGTGTTCTGTAATAACAAACAACCGAGATACGTTCAGCGTCATCACTATTGCTAATAAGTTTTGTATTTCCATGCCATTGATGAGCGTCAAATATTAACAAATCCCCATGCCCCATTTTAAAAGCAATTCTAAATTCTGGTAAGACCAAGTAGCCACCTTGCATATCTCCTTTTTTAATACAAGCTAGGGTAGATATACCCTCATCTAAATCTCCTTTGTCAGTATGTACACCAGTAGGATATGAGTTATTTACAGTTACAGTTGTGAATGGTGTGTTAGGAATAACCCAGTCATCATGAGTTCTATCAACAAATTCCATTTGTGCGTTATATCTATCTGGTGCTTTGTCTTTCATCTCATCTCCAATAAATTGAAATAATGGAAATAACTTTTTATATTCTTCAGTTTCTTTACCACTGTAAGCAGTTAACCTACAATATTGTTTCGCACCGACTGCATCAAAGCTACCAATAGTTGCACTTGCAATACTTTTAGCAGTAGCAGAACGTTTACCCTCGCCTTTACTTATACGTGGAGTTCCACTAGCCAATCCCCTGTTATTAGTTTGATATTTTTTTAAGTCATGTAAAGTTTCATAAGATTCATCCATAATATCAGTAGGTATGACACCTTTTTGAAATATAGCAACAACACGACCATCAGTACCACGTATAGTGGTATCTTTATGAATTAACAAATTGTAATCATCATCAGTAAGAATCTTACCAATCTTTTGCTTCATTTCTTCTGGACTTATTTTGCTACGTAATCTTATATCTATCATATTTGACCTCTGTTACAATCATAGCAAAGTTCGGTCTTGCCATCTAATATTTTTACTTGGTCACAATTTGAACAACGATTATCCCTGCCCACCAGTATCTCTCCATCCACTTTCATCTAGCACTTTATTTATAGCTTCATCTATAAACTGTCCACGCAGTTCTCCAAAGATTGCATCAACAACCTCAATAAATTCTTCCTGTGTGTATTTACTTATATCAATTTGTTTTATTAGTTCTATAAGTCTTTCAACCATTTAATAACTTCCTTTCAAGTATGCTTTTTTCCATTGCACCCTAACATCATATCTTTCCTCAAGACCTGTCCATGACTTAGACTTTTTCTTTACAACCTTTACAAATGGATAATGGTTTTCCATAAGTTGAAATGCAGATTCTTTCTGCAACTCATAATCCCTGTAAGACGAGCATCCACCTGTTGCATTACTATTTGATTGTGTGTGTGCAAATTCTGTGTTCATAACTGTTTTATATCCGTGTCTAATAACTTTTAGAGCAACATTAAAATCTTCCATAAGTTTCATTTCATCAAACCTTATATTGTTATCTTTTAAAAATTTTGTGTTAAGACCATAGACAGTAAAGATTCTTTGCAGGTAAGCAAAGTTACCATCAAACCTGTTATTACCTGCTTGTGCAGATACTCCAACCATTGGATAACCTTTTTGCAAAGCCGAGCTAATCCAGTTGTATAATTCATGAAATTGATTATCAACTATCTTTCTCAATTTTTTATCAGCGTTTCTTTTATAAAACTTTAAATCATCATCTAAAAATAAAATGTGTTCAGCTTCTGTGTTATCAATTACATATTGCCTAGTTTCCCCAATACCTTTAACTTCAGGTGGAGTAACTAAAACATTAGTTCCGTATTTTTTAAGTTCTTCTGCTTCTGCTCCAATACATACTAAATAAATTTGTTCATATAAAGTTTTAGGTAGATTAGATAAAGTTATTTGTTTTTCTGTTCTGTTAAGTGTTGGTATGTATATGTTCATTTACCAAAAAGTTTATCAAAGATAGATGGTCTATCCCCAATACCATTTTCTATATCCTTAGCTGTGTTAAGAACAGCTTCATACAAAGCATCAGTTCCAGTTTTTTCAGTATATTTTTGTATCGTTGCCATGTGTCCAACATAAACTGTATGGTCTGTTTTTTGTAAAGCTAAGATAACTTCATTCAGTTTTTCTCTAGGTTTGTAATCACTAGGTTGTGATATACGTTCTTGTGCTTCTTCTATTTCTTCATCTGTTAAAGCAAACCCACCAGTAAATTCTTCAAACTCTGTAACAGCTATCTCGTCAACAGCTGACAATATATCATCTACTTCATCAGCAGAATATCCAGTACCCAACAATTTCCCAAGTTCCATAAACTCTGACAACAATTCAACCATAATTTCTTTATCATAAGTTGCCAGTTCATTAGCCCTATTATCAACAAGAACTATTTTCTTAGCAGTAACTTCATCTACATCTACAAACATAGCTGTACATTTTTCCATGCCTAGTTCTTTCATGGCTAACCACGTGTGATTACCAGTAAGTATTTCATTTGTATTTTTATTTACAGTTAATGGACGATATTGCCCATGTTTTTCAATACTTTGTTTAATAGGCTCTATATTGCTTTCTCTGGGATTATCTGGAAATTCTTTTAAAGAATCAACATCTACTTCTAAGACTTCATACTTCATATTTAATTACCTATTAATTTATTAGCATAACTTTCAACAGCAATTATTCCAGCTTTAGTTGGATTAACTTTGTGATAGTCTGCGATAATTCCAATGGCTTTTTTATAAAGATAAAATTTCTCATCTGTGAGAAGCAACACGACATCTATTACTGCGTCTAATTTAGCATCTGTTGGCTCTTTAGAGCTGTTTTTAGATGGTGTTTCAAGTTCAGTAGGCAAGTCTTTAAGAACTTCATCAAGTGCTTGTTCTGTGTAACCAGTACCAATAAGTTGTCCTACATCTTGCATGTCTTTAATAGCTTTTTCAAGTTTTTCAAAATCATAAGTAGCATCATCATTTAACTTATTATCAACTAACATAATCTGTTTAGCTTGTTCATCATCTACATCTACATACCAAACAATAGCTGTTGCCCATCCCAGCCTCTTTAATGCTTTAAAGGTGTGGTTACCAGCGAGAATAACATTATCTTTACGATTAACAACAAGTGGTCTATATTGACCATTTGCCAAAAGAGATTCATATATTGTATTAACATCCCCAATACGTGGATTATTAGGGTACATCTTTAAGTCGTATAATGAAACTTCAGCGTGTTCTACCATGTGTTTATTTTAATCGATATGAAGTAATTTGTATTACTAAAATTATAATAAGTAAAAATTGCTCAATACTCATATTTCCCCCAACAATGTTGTGAACTGTTCCAATGGTGCCATCCATCATTATAAACTAGCCAAGAAGCCACACGGGTAGATACATCTGGATTGTTTCTGTTTGACTTGACACCCAGCTTATCTTTGAGCCATGCCCATGTTTTATCATTAAATTGCCATAGACCTATGTCACTTGTTTTATTTGTGTTGATGTTTCGTGCAGAGCTACGCCCACTACTCTCGCAGTATATGATAGTTAATGCCTTTACGACATCTTTCTCATCAAAATATGATGCAACAATAGGTTGCCAATCTATCACGTGTTCTATGATTATTTGGTGCTCTCTGCACACTTGGTATTCTGTTAAAGAATCAAGCGTTAACGTGTTTGGTATCAGGCAACTTATTATCGGTACTAACAGATTTACTATTATCTACCTCTAACCTAGTTATTCCTAAAGGTAAATCTTCAAAAGAATAAATACCCTTATCATTTTGTTTTATCAGTTGTGGTTTCCCATATACTGAATTTTCAATGCCTACAATTTTTTCTGCTGACATATTATCTCCTTATGCATTATTAATGGTAGTAGGTTTTTTATTTTTTTTTAATATTTTTTTAAAATACCGGAAATTTGGAAATTTATTGGACAGAAGGTAATAGAGGGCAAGGAAGTATAAGCCACATAAGGAGTAAACAATGTTTTACGACTTTTCAAACTGCAAATGTTGCAAAAAATATTTTTGCTACATCTGTAACGGGTTGGTTTTAAACCCTAAAAAAAACCATTTATCAATAAGTGGGCATAGAAAACCCATTTGTAAAAACCACTTAAATCAATTCAACTCCCTTTGGGGTTGAGTTGATTGCAGTTTTTAATACCTAAAAAGCCTCAATGTTTATAGGGTTTAGGTTATAAGCACTTGCACCCTAGACGCTAATACACCCTCTTAAATCGTCTTAAAACAGTCTGTTTATGACGTGTTTAGAGTATTTTTAGATTATCCCAGCCATCATTGTTTACAGTAAAGGATAAGACACCATTTCTAGACATATTGCCTGTTCTTGCTTTAAATTCATCAGACTGGTCTAGGGATGGAGCTTGAAACCATGCACGACCAAGTTGTTCTACAACTCTTAAATGATGATAATGTCCTGTGACGAGAATCTCACACATACCTGCTGGAAGCCATCCGTACATTTGACCTTTCCACCACTTTTCAATCTTGCCCCAAATATCTCCACCACCAGTAGTCATGTGACCATGTGTAAATGCAATTCTTTTACCAAAGACTTCAAGGGCTAAATGAAAATCATCAGGTACAACAACCTTTACGTGCTTGTAACGTTCTCTACCTTTTATAATTTCTCCAACTATTTGAATCGAAGCTGTATCTGCATTATCTAAACGATTAGTCATAACACTTGCTTTACCAGAGCGATTTTCCCCATGATTTCCCGGTACGCCACCAAGAACGATAGATTCAGCTTGACCAAGAAATGCATCAAGTATTTCCAGTATCATAACCCTAGTAAGATGTTCCTGTTCAGTTTTGGATAAAGATACATTAAAGGGTTGGTGGTCAAAAAAGCCAAAACAATTTTCAATCAAATCGCCAAGCCCTATAAGATATATTTCTTTCACAACGTGACCTTGCTTTTCCAAATCTTTTAGTTGAGTTTTTCCATTTGCAATTCCACGCCTAATTAATGCAATAGTTTGTTCAACACCTAAATCTTTTTTTCCAAGTTGCCAATCAGCCATAAAGAAAAACCATGCACAATTACCACCCTTTTTAACCTTGACTGGTTTCTTTTTTTTAATTTCTTTAAGAAGTTTTGCATAACTTTTATCATGATGTGGATTACGTTTTTTAATAACTGCTTTGAATGCATACATATCAACAATTACGCCACCTTTTTGCTGTGCATTCCATGTAGAAAATTTAATAGTATCTTCATCAATATAAAATTCTTTACTGTCAAAACCCCACTCATTTAATAAAGAATCATATTTAAAGTTGTTGTTGTCGGGCTGTACATGAAGTATTTCCCCAGTCTTTGTGTTTTCATCAAAAGATGCACGAGGTTGCCACCCACTAGGGTAGAAGTTATTACCTAGTTCTTCATTATGGGCTATATCTTTACGTTTAGATATAAGACCTTTGGTGTCTTTGTCCATACTATATATTGTAGAACAAATGTTCTAGAATGTGTCTAGTTACATTAAAATAGTAATAAGTGTTGCAATAGAGATTCCAGCTATAATCCAGCCATATATTTCTTGCCGTGTAGGTCTTGTAGCCAAATCTTTTTGTAGTTGTTCTAGTTTTTCAAATATCTTATCAATATCTACCAT